AGTAGACCCAGTAATTACTTTGACTGGTGCTGTGACTGGTACTGGTACGATGACTAATTTAGGTAACGTATCTATCGAAACCACGGCTACAGTAGACCCAGTAATTACTTTGACTGGTGCTGTGACTGGTACTGGTACTATGACCAATTTAGGTAATGTAACTATTACTACTACTGCAACTGCTGATCCAACACTTACTCTTACAGGAGATGTTAGCGGGTCTGCAACTTTTACTAATCTTGGAAATGCTACGCTGACTGCTGTTGTCGCAGATGACAGCCATAACCACATAATCTCAAACGTAGATGGGCTACAAACAGCACTGGATCTGAAGGCACCTTTAGCATCACCTGCATTAACTGGAACTCCTACAACACCTACAGCTGCTGCAGGAACCAATACGACTCAAGTTGCTAGCACTGCATTCGTTTCGACTGCTATTGCTAATTTAGTCGATACTGCTCCAGCCGCACTTAATACTCTTAATGAACTGGCTGCTGCTTTAGGAGATGATGCAAACTTTGCTACAACTGTTTCAACTTCGATTGGAACAAAACTTGATACTTCTTCTTATACAGCAGCCGATGTACTTACTAAGATTAAGACAGTTGATGGCTCAGGCTCTGGTTTAGATGCTGATTTGTTGGATGGGCATCAATTGACCACGGCTAGTACGCCTAGTACAGTCGTTGAACGGGACTCGTCCGGTGATATCAACTGCCGTTTATTACGCAGCGAGTATGATACTACCAATTCTAGTATTGGTTATATTATGACTCAAGTAGATACTGCAACCAATAACTATGTAAGACCATCTACACCTGCACAATTGCGTTCTGCACTAAACGTAGAGGATGGTGCAACAGCAGATCAAACTCAATCAGATATAAATGCACTAGGTATAACACAAGTAGGCACTATTTCTTCAGGTACTTGGCAAGGTACAGCGATTGCCTCTGCTTATCTTGATTCTGATACTGCTCATCTATCGGGTACACAAACATTTACGGGCGCTAAAACATTTAGTGCAGGATTAACAGCTACAACAAAATCTTTTGATATTGAACATCCAATAAAAGAAGGTATGCGATTACATCATGGTGTTCTTGAGGGACCAGAACATGCAGTGTATATTAGAGGTAAATCAAATAGTTACATAATTGAATTACCTGACTATTGGGAAGGTCTTGTTCATGAAGATACAATTACTGTTCAGTTAACACCTATTGGTGAACAAAATGATATGTGGATAGAAAACATAGAGGACAATAAAGTATATATTAATTGTGAAAGAGAAATGAAACAATATTTCTATTTCATACAAGCAGAACGTAAAGATGTAGAAAGATTTGAGGTGGAGTATGGGAATAGCATATAATCCTAAAATACCTACGGCAGATCTAAGTTTATTATTTGATCCTGCGAATAGTAAAAGCTATCCAGGTTCTGGTACTACTATATTTGATTTAAGTGGGAATGGTAATAATGGTACTCTAAGTGGTTCTCCTGTATTTTCAAATGGAATAATGACTTATGATGGTTCAGATGATCAAATTGCGGTATCAGCTAATCAGAATAGTTTAGATTTTAGCTCAAATCAAACAATACTAATATGGATGTATCATACGTATACATCAGGCCGTAAAAATCCTTATAATCAAGCTTACGGCGGTTATGGAACATGGACTCACGAACAAGGTAATAATATAAATTATTATTATGGCGATGCAGGCGGAAATAATCAACCATATACTAGTCGTAATAGTTCAACAACAAGTACAAGTGTTTGGAATATGATGTGTACTACTCGAGATACAAGTACTGTTAAATGGTATAAAAATGATACGCTAATAAATAGCGCTAGTAATGCCTATGGAGAGTTAACTACTACGACAGCAGGAATAACATTTGGAAGCGGATATGCAGGACGTTGGATAGGAGATATGGGTCCTATGATGTTATATAAAAGAGCGTTAACTGCAGTAGAAATACAAACCATATTTCATACATATAAAGGAAGGTTTGGATTATGAGTTTAGGACATGGGCCAAAGATTAATACAGCAGGATTACTAGCATATTATGATGCTGCTAATTCCAAATCTTATCCAGGCACTGGAACTACTTGGAGTGATTTGAGTGGGAATGGGAATAATGGAACTCTGTTTGGAACTCCATCATTTACAGCATCTCCTGGTTATTTTGACATTACAGGTGATAGCACTTATGTAAGGTTAAGTTCTTATGATCACAGAACAAATGATTTTACATATTCAATGTGGGTAAGATTTGATGCTTTTGATTCACGTGATACTTTATTTGAAAACGGATCTTGGGGTGATACTTTATTGTTTAGAGTTCAGGATAGAACTTCAATCGCGGTATATATTGAAAGTGCTTTGAGGGGAACATTTACTTGGAATCCAAGTACGGGAATCTGGTATAATGTTGTGTATACAAGATTGGGAACAACTAATACTTTATATGTTAATGGAACTCAAAGTGGATCAACATTTACAAATCAAACGGACGTAAATATTTCTAATGCATATACATTTTTGATGAGATCGCAACATACTGGTAATCAATTTACAAATGGTCAGATATCTCAGTATTCTATGTACAACAGAGCACTCACAACATCAGAAGTCAGACAAAACTATAATGCATTAAGAGGGAGGTATGGAATATGAGTGCACACGCAGGAAGTGATATTGTTACAAATGGTATGGTTTTGTGTTTAGATGCTGGTAATACTAATTCGTATTCTGGTAGTGGAACAACTTGGACAGATATAACACAAAATGGAAGAAATTGTACTTTAAATAATTCTCCTACTTTTGACTCTGATGGATTTATAAGTTTTGATGGAACAAATGATTACGGTTCATTTTCTTCAGAATACTCATTTAATACAGGAGGAGGAACTGATTATACTTTTGAAGTCTGGTTTAAAATGAGAACTTTACCTACAGCAGAATATGCAGCTAATGGTCATATATGGGGTGGAGAGAATGGAAACGATCTTGTAATTTACTTAAACCCCGCTTCAGGCGGTACAAGTAGGGGTATAATGGTCTATGATGACTCTCGATATAATACAGCTCATTTTACCACTGCAGGATTTAGTGCAAATACTTGGGCTCAATGGCTTATAACAGGAGATGGCACTAATCATACAGTAACGCATTATATAAATGGAGAGTTAGATAGAGGGCCTACTTCAGTAGTGTCAAGTCAGCAAGTTAGACCTTGGGGAGGAACTCGATTTGCATATGACTCTAGATGGAGTACATATAGTACTTTAGACTTAGCAATTGCAAGACAGTATAATAGAGCATTAAGCGCAGCGGAAGCAAAACAAAACTTTGCAGCACAAAAAGGAAGATTTAATCTATAGGATAAAATAAACACCAAGCAAAATTAATGCTTGACAAGTGGTCATAAATTTAGTATAATTATGACTGGAAATAACAAATTATGGCAAATTCAGATAAAGACATTTTAATAACACCGAATACCGGTTCGTCTTCTGCTGACCCAAAGATAGAGTATGTTGGAGCTGATAGCTCAGGCAATGATACGATTACAGTAGAAACGCTCTATGATGGCACTAAAGCAACACTTAGTTTTGAAGGAAGTGCAGGACAGCTATTCTCTATAGTAAATGACTTAACCAGTAATCCAATTTTTTCTGTAAATGACGTATCAGGGATTCCTTCAATAGAAGTGGACAGCGATGGCGAAATAAGACTTGCAGAATTTAGTGGAAATGTTGGTATCGGAATAAGTACTCCTACTGAATTACTACATGTAGATGGCAGAATAAAAGCAAACAATTTAACTTTAGCAAGTTTATCCGCACAAAACTCAGAAGCAACCGCCGTAATGATAGACGGAAGTGGAATCATTGGAACAAGAGAACTTGGTTCAAATGCATTTAATTCTACAGCTTTCTTAACAGGCAACCAAACAATTACATTGTCAGGAGATGTTTCTGGTTCTGGAACAACTTCAATTGCTGTCACAATAGCAGATGATAGTCACAACCACATCATCTCAAACGTAGATGGGTTGCAGACTGCACTTGATGGGAAACTAGCTCTTACTGGCGGTACGTTGACCGGAAGCACAAGATTACAAAACGATTTAAATTATTTTGGTATAGCCACAACTGCCAACGAAGCTGAAATAGTCGTAAACACAGGCAATGCAGGAAGCCCCCAGATTGGATTTACAGAGCATTCAGATGCCTCTTGGGCGATAGGTATAGATGACGGAGATAACTCCTTCAAAATACATGGTACGGCAACTGCCACTATACCCACCATAAACAACTTAGCTGTGCCGCTTTTTGAGATAGCAACATCAGCTGGTGTTGCTTACTTAAACAACCAAAGAATATTTAATGACGCCTATCACCCGAACGCTGATAAATGGACAACTGCTCGCACTATAACTTTAGGCGGAGATTTAACGGGTAATGTAAGTATAGACGGAAGTGCAAATGTTACTCTTACAGCTGCGGTAGTAGATGATAGTCATAATCATGTAATCTCAAATGTAGATGGGTTACAAACTGCTTTAGACGCAAAAGCTCCTTTAGCAAGTCCAACATTTACAGGCAATGTGGGTATTGGTACGACTAGTCCTGCTGAGATTCTTGAATTAGACAAAGCTTCAGGAGATACCTTTATAAGGTTTGACAAATCAGGAACTTTCAAAGGCTTGGTTGGAATTGCAGATAGCTCTGCTTCAGGAAGTAGTGCAGCAGTTCAAGGAGATGCTATTCTTAGAGGACAAACAAATCTGTTATTAGATACTGGAGGCACGACTAGAGTCAAGATAGACTCCTCAGGCAACGTGGGTATTGGGACGACTAGTCCTACTACTAAACTTGAAGTTAGAAATGATGTTGCTGCTACTACCGATTTAGACACTACAGCTATTAAGTTATATAACAATAGTGATGGTGGTTCAGCTATTGAGTTTTCTAATAGCGTTGGTGGAAAGTCAAAGATTTCTTTAGGGGTTGAAGCAACAGGTGCTGGTACAGATGATACTTATCTTGGTTTTAGCACAGCATCAAATACAGGTTCATTAATAGAACGCATGCGCATCGACTCCTCAGGCAACGTGGGTATTGGTGCGCTTAGTCCTGATTTTAAACTTGAGGTCAACGATGCTGTAAAATTTGATGGTCAAATAAGAGCATCAACAGGTTCAGCTTCAGCACCCGCTTATACTTTCCATGCAGACAATACGCTTGGAATGTTTAGAAATCCAAATGTTTTAGGATTTGCTGTAGCTGGCGAAGAACGCATGAGGATTGATAGTTCAGGCAGAATCACTGTAGCTACTTCTGCAAACATAAGCCAAGTAGCTATCACATCAAGTTCAAATGCAGTAGCTTGGAATGCAGCAGCAGCAGCTAATGCTTATCATTTAACCACACAAAACACGACTTTTTCAGCACCAACAAATGCTGTAGAAGGTGCAATTATTTCTGTAGAAATAGCACAAGGTGGCACACCTTACACAGTAGCTTGGAACACAATCTTTGAATTTGCAGCAAGTACAGCTCCGACTGTAACTGCAACAGCTAATAAAACAGACATCTTCTCATTTAGATACAATGGCTCTGTCTGGCAAGAGATTGGCAGAGTTCAAAACCTAGCACAAACCTAATGGAAACACTCCAAAGAACAGCAAATAGAGGAAGCATCTCTACTGACTACAATATTGATAATTCTTTGAAGTTAGAGCCTGATAATACTGAATACCTAACTAGAACAGTATCTACAACAGGTAATAGAAAAACAGGCACAATATCTATTTGGGTTAAACGAGCTGAAATATGTGAATCCATACACCAATATCTTGGTGCAGCTAAACCTCAATTAATTTTTGAACAAGGTAATACTAATAATGAAACTGGTCGTTTATTTGCTAGGTTTAATAGTGGAGACGATACAATAACAATTGGAACAGGAAGCACCACGCTTAGAAAAACAAATAGAATATTTAGAGATACTTCTGCTTGGTATCATATTATTGTTACTATAGATACGACACAAGCTACAGCAGAAGATAGAACAAAGCTGTATATAAATGGAGTTCAAGAAACTTCTTTTAGTTCTTCTACTAATTTTAGTCAAAATAACGATACTGGAATCAATTATCAAAAACAAACATTTGGGTATTCCCATGTTGATTCTGCTGCTCCATTATCAGGATATATTTCTGAAGCCATAATGGTAGATGGTGCAGCCTTAGAGCCAACAGCTTTTGGACAATTCGATGCTGATACGGGTATTTGGATACCAAAAGACCCAAGTGGAGTTACATTTGGAACTAATGGTTGTTATTTAGATTTTTCAAACTCAGGAAGTCTTGGAGCAGATTCAAGTGGAAACGGTAATAACTTTACCTTAAACAACATCACATCCGCAGACCAAGCAACTGATACACCAACCAACTCATTTACTACTTTTAATGACAAAATTTTTTACACTAATACACAAGTATATGCAGAAGCTATTGTTAGAAAAGGTAATACACACTGGGAAACTATTCGTGCTTCTTGGTGGCGAACTGGTATTAGTATCAATGGTGTAAGTAATGGTAAGTGGTATGCAGAGTTTAGCCCAAATGTTGCTACAGCTATGATAGGCGTTGGTTCTTATGACAAAATAGATGGTACAGTTAATAATGGATTGAATAATCACTTAGGTGCTTCCAATACAGGTGCGATTGGTTTTTATGTAGCCAATGGTCGTTTGTTTGAAAATGGAAGTTTAACTATCGACTGGGGTGGAACTGCTAACGCTAATGATATTTTAGGAATAGCTTTAGATATGGATAATGGTAAAGTTTATTTTGCTATCAACAATACTTGGCAAAACTCAGCAGACCCAGCAGCAGGAACAGGTGGAGTATCTTTAACTTACCCTAGCGATGCTTATTACATGGGCGTTTCTTTTTTTGGTAGCAATATTTTTCTAGCAAATTGGGGTGGATATACAGATATTTCTATCGCATCAGGAAATGCAGATGCCAATGGTTACGGAAACTTTGAATATGCACCACCTTCAGGTTACTATGCTTGGTGTACTAAAAACTTAGCGGAGTTCGGATAATATGGCTTATACAAATATAGACGACCCATCAGCATACTTTCAGACTTTATTACATGCATCTAGTAATAATACTGCTGCGTCTTATACTTTTGATGGGAATAGCGACATGCAGCCTGATTTGGTATGGCATAAGAATAGAACTCTTACTGATCACCATTATTTATTTGATTCAACTAGAGGAGCTGAAAAAGCTGTATATTCAGATTTATCCAATGCAGAAGCAGTACATAATAGCTCACTAACATCTTTTGATTCTAATGGTTATTCTGTTGGCAGTTCTAATGTAACTAGCGGTGCAGGTACTTATGTATCTTGGTGTTGGAAAGCCAATGGTGGAACGACTAGCTCTAATACTGATGGAAATATAACTACAACAGTTCAAGCAGATACTACAGCAGGTTTTAATATACTTACTTATACAGGCAATGGAACAGCTAATCAAAGCATAGGACATGGTTTAGGAGTTACTCCCGATGTATGGATATTTAAAAGACGAAATGCTGGTAGCACTTGGGTTGTAGGTGCTAATGATTCATCTTTTTTTGGTGGCACAAGCGACCACTTAATATTAAATGGTACAAATACAATAACAACTCAAAACAATATTTTTGGAGCATCTGCTGCAAGCTCAACACTTATGCGAATTGGAAGTCAAACCGATGTAAATGCAAGTGGTGGAACTTATGTTTGTTACGCTTTTGCACAAAAACAAGGCTACAGTAAATTTGGAACTTATGAAGGAACTGGAGTTGTAAACGGTCCTTATATCTATACAGGATTTAAACCTGCTTTTGTTCTTATAAAAAACTGCAATACAGTAGACAATTGGATATTATTAGATAATAAACGAGATGGTTATAATCTAACTGAGAAATATTTAATGCCAAGTTCAAGTGGAGCTGAGGAAGCAACTGCATTAAATGCAGGTGATATAGATATGTTTAGTAATGGATTTAGAATAGTTACAAGCTATCAATCAATTAACAAAGCTAGTGATAAAATATTTTACATGGCATTTGCAGAGAATCCATTCGTAACATCAACAGGGATACCAACCACAGCAAGATAGGAGTAATACATTATGTGGACATTAGTAGAAAAAAATAACGTAGTAAAAGTCTTTACAAGACCTACAGCACTTACCATAGGAGACAATCAATATCCAAGTAATATTATGTCTGTATGGTCTACAGCTGAGTTAGAAGCTATAGGGATTTATGAAGTCGTAATAGACAACACAAATCTAAAAGACAAAAGGTACTACATAAACGGTCAAGAGTCTTTTACTTTTGCAGACGGTGTAGTCACTAAAAGTTTTGGTACTGCTACTCCAAAAGAAATAGACGATGTCTTATGGGCTGAAGGAGATGCAGATATGCCAGAAGGTGTTTCTGTAGGCGATGTAAAAATTAAAGGGATTAGAGACGGACATAAAAAAACAATCAATGCACAAGCTGGTAGCTTACTACAGCCTACTGACTGGTACGTTATACGTGAGGCTGATGGTGGTACAGCAGTACCTTCTAACATAAGCACATGGAGAGCCTCAGTGCGTTCTAAGGCTAATGAAATGTGTAACACTATTGATGGTGCAGCAGATATAGATGCATTGGCAGCTTTATACGAATATACAAACACTGGTACAGAAGAGGCTCCAGTCTTTACAAGACCACTTGGCGAGTTTCCGGTACTAGGAGAATAAAAATGGCAATAACTTATACATGGAACGTCTCAACTATAGACGTATACCCAACAGACGAAGGACAACAAACCATCATTGATGATCTCAAAGCAAGAATAGATGCAAGTGAAGAATAAAAAAGGGGCTTATCGCCCCTTTTCTTTATTCTGAAACTTCTTCTTCCGAAGGTTTTTCTACTTCCTCTTTCAGACGAGCAGTCAATCCCTCCTTTGCAAAATTCCACTGGTCTAACTCTAACTGATGTCTTGCAATTTTTCCTTGCAAATCATTTAAAGCTGAAACAATATACTTTGCAGTATCTGATAGTTCAGAAATGACGTATTTTTTATTATCAAGAACTAATACTGGTTCTTGTTGGGTTACTTCTGTCGACATATTTTCTCCTATCTAAAAATATCTTGCCAATTTCCTTGTGTACTAGCCTTAGCATACTCGGTAGCACGATTTTCGAAAAAGTTGGTATGCTCAACTGCGTTAACTTGCATATCAATCCAAGGCAAAGGATTTTCACTACTATGAAATATATTTTTCATTCCTAGTCCAAGTAATCTTCTATCCGCAATATAACGAATATACTCTTTTACTTCTTCTGCCCTTAAATCTGGAATCTCTGCTTTTTCAAAACAAATATCTATAAATTTATCCTCGAGTTCAACAACTCTTTCAGCAGCACAGTAGATTTCATACTTTAACTTATCTGTCCATATTTCAGGATTCTCTGCAATAAATGTTCTAAAAAGTTTAGATACATTCTCTACATGTAGACTTTCATCTCTTATAGACCATGTAACAATTTGCCCCATGCCTTTCATAAGATTATGTCTTGGATAATTTAAAAGAATCGCAAAACTACTAAATAGTTGCACTCCTTCTGTAAATCCACTATATACTGCCATTGTTTTTGCGATATCGTGTTTTGTTTTCATATTAAAATCTGATAGATACTCATGTTTCTCTACCATTTCTTGTATATCCATAAACTCTTGGTAGATATCTTCTTCTTTTCCAAGAGTCTCAAGTAGTAAAGAATATGCTTCTTGGTGCACTGCTTCCATTGCAGCAAATGACACTAGCATCATTCTTACTTCGGGTTGTTTAAATGTGGGTAGATAATGCTTGGCATATCCACAGCATACATCTACGTCTGCCTGAGTAAAGAAACGAAAGATATTATCAATCAGTCTCTTATTCTCTGGTGTTAGTTTTTCGTTATAATCCCTTATATCATCTTGGAGTGGAACTTCATCTGGAAGCCAATGCATTTGTTGTTGCTTTTTGTAAGCCTCAAATGCCCAAGCATAATTAAAAGGTTTATAATAATCTCTCTCTTCTAGTAAATTACTCATTGTCGCTCTCAACCTTCACAACTAAGGCAGCCCTCTTGTTCAAAGATTATCTCCCTTTTTACTTTATTCGATACGTTATCTGCTCTTGAAATCGCTTCACTTCTTAGATAGTAGAGAGTTTTTAGATTCTTTGCCCATGCTAACATATGAATGTTATGTAAATCTAACTTATTTACATCAGGCGGAAAGAATAAATTGACACTCTGTGATTGACAGATAAATTCCTGTCTTTGTGCAGCGTGTTCTACTACCCAAGACTGATTAATTTCTACAGCAGTCTTGAATACTTCTTTTTCTTCGTCAGTCAATATATCAAGATGTTGTACACTACCTTTGTTTGTAATGATATCTTTCCATACTGTCTCTGTGTTTGCTTCCTTACTTTCTAGCAAGGCTTCTAAATACTTGTTTTTCTGTAAAAAAGAACCACTTTTTGTTTTCTGTGTAAAAGCATTTGCTCTAAACGGCTCTATACTTGGTGATGTATTTCCACAAATAATAGAACTACTTGCATTTGGAGCAATCGCCAATAAATGAGCATTTCTTACAGAACAAGTATCATCATCTGGACAAGCTCCTCTTTCCACTGCAAGTCGCTGTGTTTCATCAAGTGCTTCATTCTTTATATGACTAAACATTTGATAGTTTGCACTACTTGCCCACATGCTCTCAAATGGAATGTTATTTCTCTGCAAATAAGCATGAAATCCCATTGCACCAAGCCCAATACTTCTCTCCCTCATAGCACTGTACTTAGCTTTTTCCATACTGTTTGGAGCATTGTCAATAAAATACTGCAATACATTATCTAACATTCGTACTAAATCAGGTATAAACGCAGGGACTTTTTTCCATTCGTCAAAATACTCCAGATTTACACTACTTAGACAACATACTGCTGTTCTTTCTTCATTTGTAGCAAGAGTAATTTCTGAGCAAAGATTACTGTGATTTACATAAAGACCTTTTCTTTTCTGAAAGTCTGGAAGTTCTGCATTGACTGCATCTTCAAACATGAGATAAGGTTCTCCAGTCTCCATACGATTCTGTAGTAATTTTACCCAAAGTGTTCTTGCGGACACTACTTTTTTCACTTCGTGAGTGTGAGGATCAATGAGTTCCCAACTATCATCAAAGTTATCTTCTCTTGTAGCACGGTGTATAATCTCCATAAACTTGTCTGGAATTACTACTCCATGATGTAGATTTATACACTTACGATTTACGTCTCCGCCTGTGGGTTTTCTTATGTCAAGAAACTCCTCTATTTCAGGGTGAGACATGTGTAAATACGCTGCATACGAGCCACGTCTAGTGACTCCTTGTGAAAATGCGAGCATTTCGGCATCTACCACTTTCATAAAAGGTATCGCACCTGTGCTTTCGGAGCCTTTTGAGGTTTTTGTTCCTTGTGAACGAACTGCACTCCATGAGCCTCCGATACCTCCACCAAAGGATGAAAGATATGCATTTTCTGTATAATGTTCTGTTATACCTTCTCTTGAATCATCAACATAGTTTAGAAAACATGAGATAGGCATACCACGCTCTGTACCACCGTTTGAAAGTACGGGGGTTGCGAACATAAACCAGAGATTACTTGCGTAATCGTATAATCTTTGTGCGTGGTCATCATCATCTGCAAAAGTACGTGCTGCACGAGCAAATGCTTCCTGCGGAGAAGATTCAGAAGGAATTAAATATCTGTCTTGCAGAGTTTTTAAACTAAACTCTGTTAAAAGTTTGTCTTTACTATAATCAATTTTCATCTAAGTGCCTTTTTAAAGTTGTATTTATAACTTCTTTGTTTTCTTCTCCGATTGCTGTATCGCAGTATGTAAGTAAATCCATCAGTTCAACATTTTGTAAAAGTTGTTCTGAATTTTCATTGAGATTTTGAATGTACTTGTACTTTCCATCAATTGGACAGGAATCGTAGATATCGAAAACATCTCCATATTGTTCCATTATCTGTACTGCGCGCTTTGGACCAATTCCAGGAATACCTGGGATGTTGTCCCCCTTGTCGCCAGTTAGACATTTGAATGTAATATAATCGGGAATCTCAAAGTCATAATGTTCATCCCAATTATGTACTGTAGTCTCTTTACGAGTTACAGTGCTAAATCTTGACACTCTGTCATTGATTAGCAAGTCCCAGTCCCTATCTGATGATATTAACCAGCACTCATCTAATCCAAAGTTACCTAAGTTTTTAGTAATATATGCTGCAATATCATCTGCCTCCACTCCTTTAAAGTGAAAGACTGGATGTTTTTTTCGTATTTCTGTCAGTGTATTTGCAAATTCTGCCATAAACATTTCAAACTCTTTCTCTTCTTGAGCAGTTTGTTCTGCATATTTTTCTTTACGATTTGCTTTATACTCTGGAAATATATTCTTTCTATAGCTACTGCCACCGTCTGCACACACGACTATCGTGCCAGCATTGTATGACTTTGCTAAACTTTCGACTGTTCTTATATAGTCGTATTTAAAATCTGTAACACCTTGATGTTTCCATCTAAATGCGATGTTGAGTCCATCAACTATCAGCAAGTTCCCACGAGGGGCTGGGTTCCCAAGGTCTGAGAATTGGATCGCCATGTGTAAACTGTATCTCCTCTTTTTCTAGCCAGTGTTCTGCGATTAAGATATATACACCTAGCCATGCAATATGTATATATCTTATTGTGTTCTTTGGTTTTCTAGCAGTAGCAACGAAGAATTTGCCGTGATTCTCACGAAAGATGAGAAGCGGCTCTTGTTGCATATCCTTTGCTTGTCTACAAAGTTTACTCCACCATTTGAAAAGATTATTACTTTTCTGTGTATATATTTTACTATCAAAACCTACATTCTTATAGAATTTTACTTCTATACAAAATACATTAATTTTATCGGGTACTCTTAGATCTCCTTTTATTTTACCACTACCAGATCCAGGAGTTTGTTCCCATTTTTCTTCAGTAAGTCTACCTAACATAGACATTACTTGGTCTTCTCCTCGTTGACCTTTTTGTCTAGGATTGACCATCTAATCTACTTATTTTATCTTCTTTTATTACTTCTATCTTGGACAGTAGTGGGTGTGTCCAACCATGTGAAACTATATATGTATTCAAGTTTTCCTCTCTTAATAAAATTTCAACAAGTCTCTCTTTTCCTATTTCATCAAGTACATTTGTTACTTCGTCTAGGAATAGAACATTAATTCTTGACTTGGATATACTACTCATTAGTTTACGAATAGCAAGAAGTGTAGAAGTATTAACTCTTGCTAATTCTCCTGCACTTAAAGCAAGTATATCTACTGATTTGCCATTGTCATCTATCTCAACATTAAGTTTATCGTTGAGTACAACAAATTCAAGACTAAATCTTCCATCAGATAAATCTGCAAGATACTCGTTTGTTAGTTCTTCTAAATCTTTTACAAGATTCTCTATTTTATATGCAAGTAGTCCATTTGTACTAAATGCTTTTTTAAGTATTTCAACATTTGCGAGTTTATCTTCTATGCCTCCTATTGAGGATAGTAACTCGTCTAGTTGTTTCTCAAAATCTGTTTGCTGTTCTTCTATGATAGAAAGTCTTGTATTATGTCGTTCTCTTCTTTCGTTTTCTGCAATAACTTCTTCGACACGACTTCTTCTATCTCTTATGCGAGATTTGATCTTCTCTATATTTTCTTTCAATTCCTTACTATTTGGAACTTCGTTTTGTAACTTGTGATCTATACTTCTATACAAATCTTCCCAGTTTTCTATTTTTTCTTTCATTTTGCGATGAAGTTTATTATTTTTTTCTATTCTATCAATTTCTTTTTGAACTCCCTCTAATTCTTCTAAGAGTTTTATTTTCTCAGAATTATGTTTTTCATACTCTTGTTCGATAAATTCTATGTCTATCTCTTGTCCACATGTAGGACAATCTTTTTCTGATGCATCTTTTAGATCAGAATACTTTTTCACCATTCTACTTTCATAAGTACCTTGGCTTTTAATTTCTCCAACTTTAGTTTTTAACTCAGAAGTATCTTCTATTTGAGAGTTCGATACAAACTCTCGAGCAAGCCCTAAATCTATTAAATCCAACTGCTTTTTGTATAAATTATTTTGGTTTATTTTTTTCGTAATTTCGGAGATATTTTCAAATTCTAATTGTAAAGATCGCAAAGTTTCTTCATCTTCTTCCGAGTAAAATGGTAATTCCAATTTTGGAAGTAGTGATGTATCTTCCAATTTATTATCTAATAACCACTTATTGATTGTGTCAATTTTCCCTTGTATGCGAGAAACGTCTCCACCTAAAGTTCGTGACAATTCCTTAAAAACATCAAAGTATTTTACATAATCATCTAGCTGTAAAAGATCAATTAAAAATCTCTTACGATTTGTATCTGTAGCAGTTAAAAACTGCAAACTTGCATTGGTATTTTGATAGACAATCTGAGAAAAAGTTTTGAAATCTATACCAATAATTTCTTCGAGTGTTTTATAAGTATTTGTAGCAGTGTGTGAACTAATATCTTCTCCATTTTTCCAGAGTTTCACTTTGATATTTGTTCTACGACTTACATCAATTTTATACTCATCATCTACTACATCAAAAGACAAAGAAATATCGTAGCCATTATTGACTTCACGATTTGGTATGTCTGCTTTTTTGATTCCTTTTGAATTTTTATTAAATAATACTTCTTCGAGTATTAAAGGAATCGAACTTTTTCCTGTTCCATTTGTTCCAACAAGTTGTGTTACTGTGCTCTCATTTAAGTCTAATTCATTTCCTGAGCCATAACTAAAACAATTATCCCACGTTAGCTTCTTTAGCGTAATCACTAAACACTCCTAAAATTTTCTTAACTTTGTTTTCATCTAACTCTAATATATAACCAAGATATTCTCCTAGTTCTTCTTCTATTGTCATTTCCTTATCCAATATTAGAGTCGCCTCTGTTTTTCTTTTTATGACTTTTTTGTCAAGTAATTCACTATTCTTAATATTACTAAGATCTGAAACATCACCTTCAATTTCATAAATTGTATGGTCATATTCTGTTTGTACCATTTCGCTTGGGTCTGTTACAGTTTTGCGAATTAATTGTGGTAAGTCAAATTTATGCCATGTCCAACTCCAATCTTTATTATCAATAAGTAAATATCCTGTTTTGACATGATTCCGATGAAAACTTGTAGTCATAGGACTGCCAGGGTATACAATATTTCGTTGAGTATTCTCGTGAGCATGTAAATCACCTGCAAATACGACTTTAAATTTATCAAATCTGTCTAAGTCTACTTCTGGTTGAACATGAGGTGGTATTTCACCTCTAACATGTGTAAATAAGACATCTGCTTTTATATTTTCTATAACATCTTTTTTATGCAAATCTGCATAAGGTAATATAGCATAGTCATGTGGAACCATCTCTCCGTATTCTAGTTCATCTACTACTCTTACAAGAGGATTAAGTTCATTTGTAACTCTTTTTAAATTACTAAAGAAAGTCTTATTCTTTTTAGTAGCTTCATGGTTTCCATCATAAATAATAGTTCTAACACTAACTCCTTTTACAAAATCAAAATAAAGAGTTAGTTCGTCCATTGAGGGGACTCGGTCAAACAAGTCCCCACCAATGATGTGCAGATTAATATCTTTTTCGATATTATAAATTTGTTCAAAGAATAACTTATATCTGGTACAAGCCCATGATACAGGAACATTCTTTTGCCCTAGCTTTATATGCCAATCTGCAGTAAATAAAATCATGAGATGTCAAATTCCTCTGAGATAGCTTCGTCAGGTGTTGAGTTATCAGCACCTTCTCTTAGTCTGTCAAGAAGTTCTTTTTGAGCATCGGCTGTAGGTCTTGGTAATACTTCATCCATAGACTTAAGATTTTCTATTAATGCTAGCTCATCTTCTGTTAATGGTCTTTGTTTACACTTTAAGGCTTGTAGTTGATATTCAACATTATAAGCCATTGGTCCAGTCTTAACTCTTTTGAAGTTTACATCCCATCCTGTTTTTGGATCGGTTGGATCACCTAAATCTTCTGCGGCAACCATGATTTGCTCGAGAAGTTTTTTCTTAAGATTTAATACTTTTATTTTGCCGTCATGAATACACTGAATCGCATATGCCCAACCACATTTAAGTTCTGGGTGATATTCTCTTACCCAGTCTTTTTCAATGTTAGTGAAAGATTCTGTGTTTCTATCAAATGATAAACATTCGAAAGGTAGGTTTTTTCCGTTCTCACCTTTTAGCCAGTAAACATATCTTGGTAGCATGTCACCGACTAAACGAACTTTGTTATCGCCTTCTACATAAGCGTAGCTATCGATTTTATTCTTTTGGGCTTCGCCCTTTGCTTGATTAAATTTTATTGCCATTTTATTTCCTTTATAGTGATTTCTTCAAATAAAAAATGAATACGATCATTTTCTACTCGTAGTAATCTGTTGTTTTTAATACTGTCCTCGTTCCCAGTGAAGTGAAGGAGGTCTAATGTGGTATCTTTATTTTTTTGGTACTCGAAATAATTGCGCAAGGAAGCGATACCTGCATACTGCGCAAGTTCGCTATCCGAGTACCTCCTGCGTTGAATGAATAAAGGTTTTGGGTTTACTAGAAATGAATTTCCATGAAAACTTTTTGTCCAAAACTTGTATATTCTATCATGTCTATTTACGGGAGGAAGTTTGTAGGTGAGAATATGTAGAATAGTCAAAATGTCTTTGACGCTTCCCTTGCTTTCTCTTAATATCTTTTCCCAATTATAGAATAACATTATAACAAAAATTTAACTCCATGTCAAGATATATTTTTTCATGCTATATTTCAGAAACTTCATAACCTTGTCGCATGTAATAACCCATTCTCGCACCTGCCTGCTTTTTCGCTGTGCGACCTTCTAAGTGTATATCTACGATAACAGGCTGTAGTTTGCCTTCTCGTATACGAATAATTCTTCCGATAAGCTGTGTAAGAAGTGGCTCATTGTTTACAGGAGTCGCCAAAATAAGACAACTCAGGCAGTCCACGCTAATTCCTTCACTAAAAATACTCTGTGTTCCAAAAAGTATATCTTTAGCACCAAATATTTCCTTTATCATCGCAGGACGCTCTTCGTGAGGAACTTCTCCAGTTACGCAAATACTCGTATCGCCCACAAGTCGGTGGCAACTTTTCAGAAAATCAACACGGTCACTCACTACAAGCACCTTGTGCCCTTTCGCAGCATAACTAGCCGCAAGCATTGCCATCATATTCTGGTATTCCCAGTCATACGCAAGTGCGTTGATTCGAGTTGCCCAATCAACATTTCCATCAAGAAAGCGTATACCAGCTCTGACCACGTCAACTCGTGGCGTTAAATAATTCTCTCGTGGAGGTTTATAGACTGTCTGAGAAAAGTAATCTCGAAATATAACATGTCGCCCATCTTTACGTTGCATTGTTCCTGTTAGTCCGATTTTATATCTTGCTCGCGATGCGTCAATAATTCGTGTAAAAGTTGGACTCGAAACATGGTGCATCTCGTCTAATATAATTGTACCGAACTCTTTTGTGATTTTGTCGATATTTCGATAGAGAGTTTGTACATTTCCAACGACAAAAGGTGAGTTCGTGTCAAATTTGCCTGAACCGATCACACCCGCCGCGACCCCGAAGACTTTCTCTATTTCTTTTTCCCACTGTGCTCGTAACGCAAGTGTATGTGTAACAATGAGTGTTTTCTGTGCGAGCTTGTTTGCGATTGCTAACGCAGTAAAAGTCTTTCCCCAGCTTACCCAAGCGTTAATTATACAACTGTCTTGAACTTCGTCATATACTGACTGTTGAGATTCACGAAGAGTGAACTTGAAGTTGAGTGGTTCGATGGGCTTGTCATTTCGTTTGTCAACTATTTCGTAATCGGGTGGTATGAGATCGGTACGACCTATGGGTAGTGTGACGAGCCCAGCACGAATTACTCCCATGTTTTTAATTATAATGGGAGGATCAATGGGGCGTCGTGGGGGAATACTATATGTAAGTTCTTTATCGAGATATTGTTGATATTCGTTAGTAACTTCGATAAAGATTCTGTTAGCTAAAACGGCTTTCATGTTTTACATACTCCAACATATCATCGAGAATATTAACTTGTGTAAGAAAGTTAAGACTTTTATATTTAATATTTTCGGTATGAAGAATACACCTTATCTTTTTATCAATACGAATAGATTCTTCTTCATTTTGTGCTCTTCCAGTTGTATCATAGCTTTGTGGTCTTTCCATATAAAAATTTATGTTCTCATTTCTTTCATAGCTCTCTAGGACAAGTTGATCAAGTGCGTCTGTGTACGGTGAAGCTGAATAAGCGTCTTTATAGACGATACTCAGCAGAGTGGGAGAGTCCGTAATGCAATAATCAACTTGTCCTTCGAGCCGAAAAACTTGTCTATTTTGGTTTGCGAAAATATAAAGTTGGTCAGAAAGCAACTCAAAGTGTTTCTCCCAAACGAGTTGTTTTGGAAATTCATTAATAAGTTCTACACTGTAGCCTTCACTTTTCATTTTCCAAAAGAGTCCTGCAGCTTGTGCAGATTTGCCTGACCCCGCTCCTCCAAAAAAGTTTATTACTTTCATTTTTTATTTCT